TGAATTATGGGTTGACGTAGCAATACAGCCAGCGAAATCAGTAGAATTTATTTATATTCCACTTCGTATCAGAAATACAGGCGAAACACTATAATATAAACTAGAAGGTTTAGTTTAAAACCCCTCCTCAGTGAGGGGTTTTTTATGGGCGCCATTAACGTATCTGATAAATACAGATATGAGAATTAACGAAGTCATATTACACGAAGAATTACTAGACGTAAAGTCGGTTGTAACTTCGTCTATCAAAAAATTAGATAAAGTTTTTAAGAGCAACAACTATGAATTAAGAATAGTTGGTGGTGCTGTCCGTGACCTTGCGTTAGATAAAACACCTAAAGATATTGACTTGGCAACTGACGCAACACCAGATGAAATGATTGCTATACTTGATAAAGCAAATATCAAACATAAGCCAACAGGAATAGAACATGGCACTATTACAGCAATTATAGGCAAAGAACCATTTGAAATCACAACATTACGAGCAGACACAGAAACTGATGGCAGACATGCCGAAGTTGAATTTGTAACTAACTGGGAAGAAGATGCTAAACGCAGAGACTTAACATACAACGCAATGAGTATGGATATGGAAGGTAATGTATTTGATTACTTTAATGGAATGGATGATTTACAAGATAAAGTCAGTAACTTTGTGGGCGATGCCGAACAAAGAATACAAGAAGATTACTTAAGAATATTAAGATATTTCAGATTCCAAGGTAGACTATCAACACCAAGTTGGAACGAAGATACATTAAAAGCAATCAGTTCAAATGTAGGGGGATTACAGAAAATAAGTGCAGAACGTATCTGGCAAGAAATGAGTAAAGTTCTTGCAGGTAACAATGTTGCTAACGTTTTAACTCATATGACTAAATCAGGTGTCAGTAAAGTCATAGGATTATCAACGAACGACTTAAACAAAGTAAAAGACAAAGGCAATCCTATTGTAGCACTAGCACAAATGGGCAACAACATAGATATAGCAAAACGTTGGAGATTGAGCAATAACGAAGCAGTTCTGTTAGATTTTTTAATTAAGAACAAAACTAATTCACTTGACCAAAAGAAAGTAGAAGATATGATTGCAGATGGAGTTGATAAGAGTTTAATTTCAGCATTAGCAACTCTACAAGGCAAAGAAGTAAATATAGATGCAGAAGTTCCAAACTTTCCGGTAACAGGTGCTGACTTGATTGCTAAAGGTATGAATCCAGGACCAGAAATGGGTGCAAAACTTGGTCAACTAAAGCAACAATGGAAGCAAAGTAACTTTACTGCTACTAAAGATGAATTGTTAAAAGAAGTAAAAGATTTTGTTACACTTAAAAAAGATGATATAGTTGTAAAAGTTCCTAGGTCTAGACTTGAGTTTTATTTAGGTCAACATTATGAACTCGTAGAAGAAATAACTGAAGCAGTCCATACATTTATGACTGGTCATGGTGTCACTTTTTCTGGTAAAAAATATGACGAAATAGAAATTGAAGTAACTGGCGTTGATAACGCAAGTAGAAAATACAACATTATGATACTTGCGCCAAAAGAGTTATTCGGTAAAACAGTCACAGTTAGTTCTAAGTATATGGAAAGAGGGCCTTGGACTAAGACAAAGACCCCTAATGTATTTGAAGAAAATGAAAGTATATAAAGAAACAATCTGGCACTTCACTTGTCAATCATGCAACGGTTTTTGGTCAGTTGCGGCATCAGACAAATGGGTACCAACAGAATTGTTCTGTACTCATTGCGGTTCAAAACGAACACATAATCCAGAAAAGATTGAATGGGTAGATGATAAAGATTATCTTCCTGTAAGAAACGATAGCCAACACGAAGACTATTTAGAATTTGAGAAAGAGTTTCTTAAAAAAGACAAAAATGAAGGACACATTAGGTTTGGAACATCATCTTATGCTAGAGCAAGTGAAGACACACATACGGGTTTTCAAAAAGACATATGCTCATGTGGACACAAAGTAATAGATTGCGATTGTAAGGCAGGATGTGAATGTGGATGTAATAAGAGATTTTTGGGTTCATATTAACATACAACTTAATTATTAGTAAAATAGATAAATACTAGTGTTATAATCATAGTTCAGAAACTATTATAGGAGATAAAGAAAATGAGTAGAACATTAAACAATTTTGGTGTACCAACCGGGTCAGAGGACAATGTATCTGGCAGTGGTATATTACAACCAAAACTTAACTATAGATTCCGTGTAGTAGTTGCTGGTTTTGGTGGAACTGGAACAAGTTCACAAGAATTCACAAGACAGGTTATGAACATATCCCGTCCAAAGGTATCACATGAGTCAATTCCATTAGATTCATACAACTCACGTATGTATGTTATGGGTAAGCACACATGGGAGCCAATTACAATTACATTGCGTGATGATATCGCAAACAACCTGACTAAACTAGTAGGTCGTCAAGTACAATCACAGTTAGACCATAAAAGTCAAAGAGGTCCTTCAGCAGGTACAAATTACAAGTTTTCAACATTGATTGAAATTCTAGATGGTAACTCTGGTAGTGCGACTGAGCAATGGCAACTAGAGGGTTGTTTCATTACTAATGCTGACTATTCACAATCTGATTACGCAGTTTCAGATCCAGTAACTATCACTGTAACTCTACAGTATGATAATGCTGTTCTGAATGATGACATTATGCCAGATATGGACTTTACATCTGATTCTACTGTAGCGGGTTAATAAACAGGAGTAATCTCCGTGGGCAAAAAGTGGCTTAAAGATCCAAACTCTCCTAGGAGAGTGTTGGCGGACAGTTCCAACGCAAAACACAGATTTGGGTTCTCGGGCGACCGCGGCTCTCCTATTCTCGAAGCCCCAAAACTTTCTGACCTTTGGTTTATAGAATATAAGCCAGTAACTGATGGAAGCACATCTGATACATCTCGTATCTCTGCTTTAGCAAAAACAGTATCTCCAATTTCTATCTCAACAGCAACTATGCCTATTGATGCGTATGGCAAAAGAATTTATGTTCCTACTCGTGTAGATTTTCCAGAAGTAGGAATTACAATGCATGATACAGTTGACGGTAAAATGTTTGAAATAGCAGAATCTATATATGGTAAATTTTTTAAGAACCAAGATGCTAAAGTTACGGGCGCAAATGCAGAAGCAGTTCTGACAAGTGCCCATGAACATGGTAGAAAGATACCAGATGGAAAGCACGATTATTATCATCAACATTTTGAGAAAATTACAATATATCATTTCTTTGGTAATCTTGATGGTCCTGGTTTAGGTGCTCCTCCTAGTTCACTTCCAAGAAATGCAGGGCGAGGAACAGTTCAGAAAATCGAATTAATCAATCCATTAGTCACAAATATTACTTTTTCTGGTAGTGATTACAGTACTACTGATTTAAGAACGGTTGACTTACAAGTTCAGCCAGAAAATATAATAATAGGTAATGTAGATGATAAGGTAACATTCCCAGATTGGATGTCACATGGAATGGGTTATATGTTGAAAGAGTTAAGCCCACAATATAAGAGAAAAGAGGGCAATATTTATCCTGATTGGTTTGGCGATACTGGGTATGGACCTAGAACCCACGATCCTAGATTTAAGAAAAAGAGTAGAGCAGATGGAACTGAAGAATGGGTAGATAACGAAGGCAAAAAACGAAGTAATGTATTTGGTGATGGTAAGAGCAAGAGAAAACTGTCTAATCTTACAGAGAAAGAATTACAGAAACAAAAACTAAGAATAGAAAATCAAGAAGACCTAGACACTAACAGAAAACTTAGTGAATTAATGACTTTATATAATGCTCAAATTGAAAATCCTAATGAACAAGGAAATGATGCATTAGTGGCTGCCTTAAAAAGTAGAATTGGCGTAATAGATGCCGCAAGGGCAAAAAGATTTTATAGTGGTAACATTAAAAATTATGAAGATGATTTTAATGAAAGAGATTCACAGTTTAAAGCAACATATACGAATCCAGATATCCCAACATTTGGCGGTATAGGAGATAGTAATCCTGGAGGCACTCAGTTTCCAAGATATTCTACGGACTTAGGGTCATCAATGATACAAGAACTTATTGGATCATTTTTAGGCAAACGCAAATTTGATGTTAAAAATATCACAGGTGCTATAGTGAATAATATGATAGGAAATGATGGTAAATCAGAGAGTAGAAAAATTCTAGGCTCAGTATTAACAGATGGCATGGTTTCAAGCAATAAAGGTGCATATGTTACGACAGTAAAAGCAAATAAATCTATTCCTACTAATAAACCAACAGTATTCAAAACTAATACTACAGACCAAGCAATTGGTGTAAGCAGAGCAATTTTAAGAAAATTCTTTAATAACTAATTATGAGAAAAGTATAATGAAAATTGATATCTTAACTGCAAAATTATTGAAAAAGGGATTTACTCAACAAAAAGCAGAAGCATATGCGGTGGAACTTACGAACGTTGCAAAGATATACGGCGTAAATCCATATGACTTTGTTGATGAACTCTCAGAAGACTTTTCTTTCAATGACTTGGGTTCATTTGTTATGAATAATGCATTGCGATTTGGTTATAAGACAGGAAAAATGACTCCGCGAACACCAAATACTTATATCGCAAGAGCAATTATTAAATAATGGCAAAATTCCATCAAGGCAAATACCAAATATTAAATCAATCAAAATACTCAGGAAGTGGAACGCCCACTTTTAGAAGCAGTTGGGAACAGACTTTCATGCAGTTCTGTGATACAAATCCAAATGTAATGGCATGGGCAAGTGAACCTGTAAGAATTTCATATCAAAATCCATTAACTGGCAAAGTAACATCATATGTTCCTGATTTTGTTATCGTATATAGAGATGCTAAAGGTAAGAAAAACGCAGAACTAGTTGAAATAAAACCAGCAAATCAATCTAATCCTAAATTCGCAAAAGGCAGGGCACAACAAGCCCAAGTAGCAATAAACTATGCTAAGTGGGATGCCGCCACACATTGGGCAAAAAAACGAGGTATGAAATTTAGAGTTCTTAACGAGGGCGATATCTATGCTAACACCAAAAAACCTAAAGCAGTTAAGAAGCCCGTTAAGCCCAAAAAGCCAAGATAACACATCTTAGGACCAAATTAGTTTCGGCTTTGCTGTTACCTATTTCTAAGATGAGGATGCCGTTATCCTTTAATACATAATTCGCTACTATGGTTACAAAAAACGGCAACTTTATTTTTGATAAATACGAATATAATTAATTAAGAGCGTATATTATGACCAAAAAACTAGAAGAAACATTCAATATTGAGCCAGCGGAAGAAATTAAAGAAGAAATTGAGAAAGAAACTCCCTCAATTGAAGAATCAAAAGAACTAACAGAGATTCTATATGCTGAATTAAAGACTACTGAAAAGATTGATACAGCATTACCACTTGTACAAGACCTTAATGAACACGATAAAGAGATGGATGATATTCATCAAAAAGCCCTGGATGCCTTCAATGACTTACTTCAACTAGGAATGAATGTAGAAATACATGCTGGTGCCAAACTGCTAGAAACAGCAAATCAGATGCTCAAAACGGCTATGGAAGCAAAAGATAGCAAAGTTGATAGAAAATTAAAGATGATTAATCTTCAACTTCAAAAAGCGAAATTAGACCACAATATTTCTAAAAATAAGGACGGTACTGAACTAGAAAGTGACGGCGCAGTTATAATTGACAGAAATGAACTGTTAAAGAGAATAGACAACGCACAAAAAGACATAGAAAATGATAAATAAGAATAAGAGTTATTTAAATTTATATATTAAGAAACATATATGGAACATACAATGAAAACATTTAAACAATATTTAACAGAGTCAACAAAAGAACATAAATTTACATTAAGATTCTGTTGTGACTTAGATGACGCACAGGAAAATCGTATTGAAACATTTTTGTCAAAATACGACCTTAAAACGATGTCAAAGACATCAACTACTCCTATCACTAAGAATCCAATGTTTTTTGATAATGCAACAAATTCAAAAGTTTCAAAAGTTGATATAGTTACTGGTTATCCATTGTCAGCAGACATTCTACAACAACAATTAAGTGATATACTTGGTGTTTCACTTGAAAACGTACTTGTTCATCCAGAAGGATGGGAACCTGAAGTAGAAAGCGAAGATGATGAAGATAAAAAAGCACTACTAGGCACAGATTATGATGAAACATCAGATGATGGCAAAACTTACGGTAAAACTTTTGTAGATAAATTTTTAAATGATTTAGAGAAAAAAGAACACGACACGGTTGAAAACGAATTAAGCGTTAAGCCAAAATCTGACCCTGCACCAGAGCAGATGTCAAAAGATGAACAATCAAGTGCATCAGTTATCAGTGGAGATGAATAATGAGCAAACAATATAACCTATCAACAACAGAGGACAATGGTCAGTCAGTAACGACTAGTGAGACTGTCACCGAGCATCCAGAAGAAATTTTACGATTGATGAAGTTAGCAGGTCTTGAAAATGCACAAGTAGTTGCTGAAGATGATTCAGTGTTTGAACCTACAGAAGCAAACGACAAATTAGACTTAGATGATTATTCTAAAAAGTCTCCAGAAAGCATTGCAAAACAAAAGAAAACAATCCAACCAACACTTGGTGATAATCCATTAGAGTACTCTTTAGACGAAAATGAGATTAATGAAGCATTGTTAAACGATTTTGATGAAATGGAAGAAGGATGGACAACAGATAAAGTCAAACAAATTGGTGGAGCATTAGGTAAAGGTGTGTGGAAAGGTACGAAGAAACTTTCAAGATTGGGTTCTAAAAATGTATCATCCAACTTCGATGGCAAAGGTCATGTTAGCACTACTACAAGATATAATGAAGATGAAGAAGAAGTTGACGAAGATGGTGCTGTCATTTCTACTGCCATTAAAAAACATAAAAATAGAAAACGCAATTATAATGATGATGGAATTGCACCACCTAGCGGACATCACAACAATACTTCTAACAGATGGGCAGAATCCACTGAAGAAGTTACTGAAGCCCAAAGTCCAGCCCAAAAGGCAGCATTTGCAAAAATGTTAGCCGCTAAGAATGGTAAAAAGGACGATACAGTTGAAGAAAAAGAAGAAACTACTGTTGAAGAAAACCTTCAAAAAGCACAAGAACAAATTAACGAATTAAAAGAAGGTTGCTCTTGTGGTTGTGGTTCAGATTGTAATTGTGGACCAGAATGTGGTTGCGGTTGTAACGCAGTTAATGAAGACCAAGATAGACTTAGAAAATTAGCAGGTATTCAAGAAGATGGTTCTGAAAAGCGTCCTAGCAGAGACCCTGCACATGATGATTTAGACCAATCATTTGATTGGCCAGAAGATGGACCTAAAATTGATATTGATAAAGTAGGAAAATCAAAAGTAACAGTTAAAGGACCAAAAGGTAAAAAAGGTTCAACGTTGAATTATGATGACAGAGTTCAAAGACTAGCAAGAAAAAAAGATACAGGTAAGATGACATCACCTAAGGGTCTCAATCTTGATGCTAAAGTTCAGTTCTAAATAGCACCTCTATTATAAACAAACAAAGTCTCCTAGTGAGACTTTTTTGTGGGCGCCCAATAAAAAACCCGCTAAAGAGCGGGTTTCCTAAATGTTACTTTAGAGTTGATT